ACCAATTTAGTAGTATCACTGCTACGGGTGGCAATGTAGTTTATGTTCAAAACGAAAGTTCATTTAATTTAAATGTTTCTTCCGCTAGTGGTAGTAGTGTAATTAGACAATCTAAGACTGTCCAAGCATATCAGCCCGGCAAAAGTTTATTAACAATGAACACATTTGCAATGGCTACTCTTAAAGCAAACCTAAGACAACGAGTTGGTTATTTTACAACTGATAATGGTGTGTATTTTGAAGCTGTAGGTACTACACTTAATCTTGTTATTCGTAGTAGCACAACTGGAGTAGTAGTTGAAGAACGAATACCTCAAGCTAATTGGAATGGAAATACCTTATTATCAGGTATTGTGTTAGATCCAACATTGACACAAATATTTTGGTGTGACATTGAATGGTTGGGTGTAGGTAACGTTCGTGCAGGTTTTGTAATCAACGGTCAATTCATCGTATGTCATACATTCCAACACGCTAATCAGCCTGGCAACACAACTGTTTATATGACCACTGCGTCATTAAACCCAAGATATGAAATAACAAATACTGGCGCAACAACTGGTAATAGCACAATGAAACAAATATGTAGCACTGTTATTAGTGAAGGAGGATTTACGCCAAGCACTAAAATAGGATATGTTACTAACAATACATCTCCTACAAGAGTAGGTTCAGCAAATACAGTAATCTCATTATGTTCAATAAGATTAAATCCTGCATATCCGGACGCGGTTGTGGTTCCTGCTCAAATTGATTTGTTATTACTTGATGTTCGTTATGGTCAGTTTCAGTTAATTGAAAACGCAACTATTGCAAATGCCTCATTTAGTAATGTGGCAGGAACAGTAGTTCAAAGTGCCATACATACTGATACTATAACAAATGGTACAGTTGTTTATGCAGGATTAACTAGTAGCCGTGATGAAGTAGAAATTAGTGAAGATATTAAGAAACGAATTCAATTATGGAGATATGCTAATGGTACACCCAGCACACTAACACTTGCCGTAGCGTACACATCTACCAATGCAGATTTGTTGTGGAAAATGGGCTGGGAAGAACTTACTAACTAAGTTTTTGGCACATAAATACTCACTATGAGTAATGCACCTTCGTTAGTAAAGAATCCTTATACTAAAACAGTTTTCAAGACTGACAAAGAACTACAGGATTTTATCAAATGCTGTGATCCAGATACGGGTTATCTATACTTCATGGATAACTTCTTTTACATACAACACCCTACTAAAGGTAGTATGGTATATCACCCTTGGCCCTATCAAGAACGATTGATTGATACATATCATCGATATCGCTATTCAATCAGTCTGATGCCACGACAATCAGGTAAGTCTACTTCAGCCGCAGGATACTTACTCTGGTACGCAATGTTTGTTCCAGACAGTACTATCTTAGTTGCGGCACACAAGTATACAGGTGCACAAGAGATTATGCAACGTATACGTTACGCATATGAAAACTGCCCTGATCATATCAAAGCAGGTGTCACTACATACAACAAAGGCTCATTAGACTTTGAGAATGGTAGTCGTATTGTATCAGCAACAACTACTGAAAATACAGGTCGTGGTATGTCTATTACACTATTATATCTGGACGAGTTTGCGTTCGTTCGACCAAGTATTGCTAAAGAATTCTGGACAGCGATTACACCAACATTATCAACTGGTGGTAAAGCGATTATAACAAGCACACCAAACAGTGACGAGGATCAATTTGCGTTCATATGGAAAGGTGCTAACAAAACTGAAGATGATTTTGGTAACACAACTGAATTAGGTATAAACGGCTTTAGAGCATACAGAGCACATTGGAGTGAACAACCAGGTAGAGATCAAAAGTGGGCGGATGAAATGAAAGCACAATTAGGTGAGGATCGTTTCAACCGAGAGATTGGTTGTGAATTCATTATTGCTGACGAAACGCTTATCAACCCTAATACATTATTGATGATGGAAGGTATAGAACCTATCAATCGTATGGGACAAGTTCGTTGGTATCAGAAACCTAAGAAGGGTAATATCTATTGTGTGGGACTAGACCCAAGTCTTGGTACAGGTGGTGACCCAGCTGCCATACAGATTTTTGAAGCAAATACAACGACACAGATCGGCGAATGGAAACACAATAAAACTGACATCCCTAATCAGATTAAACTATTAGCACAGATTAACAAATATATAACAGAATGTACAGGTGAACCCAACAGTATCTATTATAGTATTGAATGTAATGGTATCGGTGAAGCCGCTATTGTATCATTAAACGAATACGGGGAAAGTAATATTCCGGGTATCTTTATCAGCGAAGCAGGAAAAGGTCGTAGAGGATTCAATACGACAAATAAGAGCAAACTAGCCAGTTGTGCTAAGTTCAAAACATTAGTTGAAAGTAAGAAAATGACTGTAAATAGTCGTAGTCTTATAACTGAACTAAAAGCATTTGTAGCTCATGGTGGTAGTTATGCCGCTAAAATTGGTGATACGGATGACTTGATAATGGCTAGTTTGTTAGTAACACGCATGTTACAGCAATTAGGGGACTATCACTTTGATTTAGAGAATCAAATACGTGACCACGATGAAATGATAGCGCCCTTGCCATTTTTTGCCGTGATAAGTTAATAGTTGAGATAAATATATTATCATGCCAATTAATACAGAAACCCTAAACCGACAACTTTACAAAAGACTATCAAAATACAAGCCAAAACCATTAGATGCTGAAGGAAACGTTACTCCAGTAGAAGATGAAGCTGATGTATTCAAATTCATCTTTACTAAGGACGGAGAAGATTACGGAACTGTTTTTGCTACGATTGATGATAATCATGCACTAACTATATACTATAGTGATGATGTAACAGAAAGCCCAGCTGGATCAACTCCTGATATAGGATATGATGATAGTTGGACTGGATTACTTAAACAATTAAAATCTTGGGCAATGCATAATCAACTTAGTTGGAAATTAAAAGATAGATCCCATTTAGAGGGCGATATGGCACGGAGAAACCACATGAACAAAAAAGACAAAATATCAGAAGGCTACCACGCAATGGGCAAGAGCCGCAGTTACAGCGACAATATACCTAGCGTTAAGATTGTTATTGAACACAGTCGTCAAATTGAAGAAGGTGAACAACGTTATCGTAACATCAACAAGATTTTCTTAGAGAATCAAATGGGTGAGAGATTCTTGCTTGACACCAAGAAGCCTGGAATTGCACGTGTATATGCTAGACACATTGCCGAAGGTGGCAAAGTTAACGATGAGCGTTGGGGACACATTCAAAGTCTATGCGAAGAATATCAAAAGATGGCAGGATTCGTTCGTGCTACACGTAACAACCAATTCAATGAATCAGCACAGAAATTAGTTAATGAAGCAATCAATCACTATCAAGGTTTGCGTGAGTCATTAAGTAAGATGACTGGCAAGCGTGGCTATGAAGCATACTTTGAATCATGGACACCTACATTGATGGAAGATGAAGTAGAAGAAACAAACTTAAATGAGTTGTTTGTGCAAGAGACATTAGATCCACGCATTGAAAGTGTAATGCCAATATTAAGTAAGTTACAAAAGAACTTAGGTGAGATGAAAGAAGTTAATGCATTAGCTGAATGGGCTGATAGTTTAATTGAAGGTGAAGGCGGACCAGAAGCTAGTGAAGAACCAGTAGATGATGATATGGGTAACGACACTTTCGGCGGTGAAGATGGAAATGACGCACCGGCTGACGATTTATCTGAAGATGAAAGCCTAACAAGCAACAATCCAATTGGCATTCCTGAAGGTGAGGATCACAATCCAGTAGCCGGTGCTATCACTCGCAGAATACTAATGCAACGCCAAGATTTGTTACAGAAGTTTGGTCCTGTTAAAGTTATGCAAGCAATTGATGACGTTGCTGATTTTGTTGGTGATACTGATGAGATTGGTTCTAGTGATGTTAGTGGTTGGATCAAACAAGTAGAACGTTCATTGGGTGGTGTTGATGAAGGTATGTTGGACACAGTTAAGAAAGTTGGAAGTAAAGTATTTGATAAATTAGGCGGCGGAAGCGAAGAAGATTTGTTAAAAGACTTACAGAAGAAAGCTGGTATCCCATCACACGCACAACATGGTAAACCAAATATGGCTAAGCCAAATGAAAAAGAAGTAGATGAAAGCGCACTACAAGCATACTTAGGCGATAAGAAGTATGGCAAAGATGGCATGGACGCATTACGCAAAGCTGGACAAGAACATGCTAGCGAAAAGACAATGCAAAACATTCGTGCTAAATTTAGTGATAAAGAAAAAGAAGTTGAAGAAGGCTTTGTTGGTAATATGATTAACAAAGCTAAAGGTATGTTTACAAAACCCGGACAACCAGCGGCAGCACCTGCTACGGCAGCTCCAGTAGTTCCAGATGCGGCAACTAAAGCAAGAATTGCGGCTGCACCACAAGGATATGATCCAAACACTGGTAAGCCACAAGTTGCCATGGGGTTAAGGCCAGGCGTTGTGAAAAAAGGTGGCACGATGGATATGACTAAAAAGGTTGTAGCACCGGCAGCAAAGCCAGCAGTTGCTCCTACTAAGTCTGGAAATTACGATGGCGTAACCGGCGAACCTATTAGTGATAAAGCCAAAGCTGATGTGGCTTCTACGGCGGCCTGGAAAGCTAGCCCTGAAGGACAAGCCTTTAAAGCGTGGTCGGCTGCTCAACGAGCAGGCACCTTTAAAGGAACATTAAGACAGTGGCAACAAGCACAACAACCAACAGTAGCAGAAGATTTAGATGCTGACCAAAAGCGTGTAGGTCAATTAGGCCCTACTGAGAAAGTTAAGAATAACAACATCGGTAAACTAGTTGGTGCTAATGAAAACTTTATTAACACTGATGCCCAAGCTGTTGTTACTGAAGTAGACACTGGTGAATATGATGCTCGTAAATCAAGTTCCAAAGGCGAGACTACTCCAGAACAGGAAAAAGACTTCCGTAAGAAAGTACAAGCATATGGTAAAGAGTTAGAACAGAGACAAAAAGAAAAAGTCAAAGAAGGACAAGATGACCTAAACGCTATCAAGCGACTATTGGGTAAATAAGTTCTCAAAAACCTCACTTAAAAGGTGAGGTTTACCATATCTGGCATAAATACTATTGACAGGACGAGAAAGCAATGCTATACTCTCTCATCGTGTTAGTCATTTCATAGGGAAGTGGCGAATATAAAAAACGAGACCATCTCAATTTATAAGGAAATAAAATCATGGCATCATTAGCAGAAATTCGTGCTCGCATCTCAGCACAAGAAAACAAACAGCAAAAGGGTTCTAACACCCAATCTGATAACTCAATCTACCCCCACTGGAATATAGACGAAGGCACAACAGCCACAATTCGTTTCTTGCCAGACGGTAATACGAAGAATGAATTCTTCTGGGTTGAGCGTCAAATCATTAAATTGCCATTCAATGGCGTTAAAGGCGATCCAAACGTTAAGAAAATTGACGTTCAAGTACCATGCGTAGAAATGTATGGCGACAGTTGCCCTATCTTGGCAGAAGTTCGTCCTTGGTACAAAGACGAAACATTGAAAGAAATGGCAAACAAGTATTGGAAGAAGCGTAGTTACTTGTTCCAAGGTTTTGTAAAACAAAACCCATTAGGTGATGACAAAACTCCAGCGAATCCAATTCGTAGGTTT